GGTCAGAGAGAAAGAGCTTGCAAATCCAACCTACACGTGTTATGATTGGATTGCATTCAACAGCGGGGGCAAGCACGAAATCGACTACATGTGGGTGGGCGATGATTTTGTTAAGGAAATCTGGTTCTACTCATCAGATCGAATGTGCGGCAACTCTCCCGTCAAAGATGCGTGTGTTGTATCAACTCTGACACAAGATCAGTTGTGCGAGTTTGACTACAGTGAAACCATGGCTAGATTCAAAATGATCTCCGAGATGGAGAAAAGAGGAATGAAAGGAAGGCAAAATGGCTACTCAACAAATGGAAACCCCAAACATTATAAATTTCGCACAACACCGATCTCCAGAACAAAACGCAGAGATCCAGTGGAGATTATATCAAAAGACGATCGGGTATCGCTTCCGAAAGTATCGGAGAGATGTCTGCTTGCGGATCTTAAAGCGTCTTGTGCCACCTACGATAGATTTTTAAGGTATTTGTAGTGCCCCAACACATCCACATGGCCGGCATTATACCTGTTGCCGGCTTACAAACTGATTTTGATCAACGATTACCAGAAGTTATGATGCCTGTTGATGCAGGTTTTTCTGCTATTAAAAAATCAGTTTATGAGTGTGCGATGGTTGGCTGTCAGACGATTTGGATTGTCGCCAACAATGATCTGGCGCCAATTATCAGAAACACTGTAGGGGAATGGATCTACGATCCAGTTTATTATGAAACAAAAACACTATTTCCATCGGAAAACCGAAAAGAAATACCTATTTATTACGTCCCTGTTCATCCAAACGATCGCGATAAGCGCGATTCATACGGATGGTCTATTCTTTATGGAGCATACAGTGCATGGTTAATCGCAGCAAAAATATCAAAATGGGTTTTACCAGAAAAGTATTACGTTTCTTTCCCAATGTCTGCATACGATTTGCCATCTTTGCGTACACATCGATTAGAAATTGCATCACGGGACGCCAACTTTTTTCTTTCTTACGATGGTAAAACTATCAAAGATGGATTGCCGCTAGCATTTACATTTAATGGAGACGATTTTAAAGCATGCCGAAACCACATAAACCAAACAACCTCTCGGGAATATTTACCCCGTTCACCAGACCAAACTTTCCCGACGCAGAAACTGCCATACGACGAGCGATGGTCAGCCCGACACTTCCCGCTGAAGAAGATATTCAAGAAAGTATCAGAGAAAAACCAGATCGTAAAAAGCGTTGATTGGTATTACGATATATCTAAATGGGACGACTACAGAGCCTACTTAGGTTCAAAAAATATCATAGAAAGACCAAAACATCCGTTGACAGTCGCGCACAAACACGCTATAATACCTTATAGGGTCGAGGAAGGCAATGAAGATACTTAAAAACCTGTGGCATAGACTCACGCACAAGTTGCATCACTTTAAGTGGTCACATATTAAAAGTATTTTAAAAGAACACGGACTTGCATTTTTAATAATCTTCATTGGATGGGAGATTGTTGAAGACGTTGTGTTTCCTCTAATATTCTTATGGCTTGGCAACAATGTCCACCCAACGTTTCATACAGGAATTATCGCCAGCTTAGTAATGTGCTTCCATCCTATCGCTGTCCCCGTTTTGTGGGCAGTTTGGGTTAAAATTTCAAGGAGAAAGAATGAGTCGAAAGACATCGAAGATCAAGTTTGTGGGCCTTCATGCCCATAGTGTAGCAGGTTCTATTTTTGATGCACTGGGATACCCCCAGGCACACATGGATTTTTGCTATAATAATGGAGGGGAGGCATTAGCGCTCACCGATCATGGAAACATGAACGGGCTAGCGTATCAGGTTCTGCACGCCAAGAAGATGCAGGAAGAGGGCAAGGACTTCAAGCCTATCTATGGTTGCGAAGCGTACTTCATCCCGTCTATTGAAGAGTGGCGAGAGGAATACGAGAAGGCGATGGAAGACAAGAAGCGCGCCCGCTCCGTCAAGAAGGACGAGCAGTCAGGCGCCACCATTGAGGACGCGGGCAGCAGCAAGAAGACGCAAGACATTCTGCGCCGACGCCGACACCTTGTGCTGCTGGCTCAAAACCAGACTGGACTGAACAATCTGTTCAAGCTGGTGTCGGAGTCCTATCAGTCGGAGAACTTTTATCGCTATCCGCGCATCGACTACAAGCTGCTGAAGAAGTACAACGAGGGCATCATCGCTGCGTCTGCTTGTCTTGGTGGCGTATACGCTGGGAACTACTGGGAGCATCGAGAGGAAGGCGATGAGGCTGTGCTTAGCGCGATGAGCGAGACAACCGAGAAGATGGTAGACATCTTTGGCGATCGCTGGTATGCCGAGATTCAATGGAACAACGTGGAAGATCAACACAAGCTCAACCAATACATCATCCAGACCGCACAGAAGCACGACGTTAAACTACTCAGCACAGCCGATAGTCACTACCCTGACCCAGAAGCTTGGCGAGATCGTGAACTGTACACTCGCCTAGGTTGGCTTGGCAAGGGTGGGCTTCCTGCATATATGGAGTCGGAACTGCCCGATGGTGTTGAAGAGGTTGGCTATGAGCTATACCCCAAGAACGGCGACGAAATGTGGGCGAGCTATAAGAAGTACGCGACTGAAGGTGGTTTTAAATATGACGATCAGGTTGTTCTAGACAGTATTGAGGAGTCGCACCGTATTGCCTTTGACCGCATTGAAAAGTTCTTCCCTGACAACACTGTGCGTTTGCCAAGTTTCGTGGTGCCAGCAGGCTTTACAGCGACACAGGCCCTGGTTCAGTATTCTCTTGAGGGATTGAAGGAGCGAGGCTTCCAAGGTAATCCAGAATATATTCAAAGACTTAAGCACGAGCTAGATGTCATTGACGACCGAGGCTTCTCTAAGTATTTCTTGACTATGAAGTCTATCGCTGACATAGCCTCTACAATGATGCTGGCTGGTCCCGGTCGTGGTTCTGCGGCTGGCTCGCTGGTGGCTTACGCGCTGGGCATTACACAGGTCGATCCTATCAGACACGGGCTACTGTTCTCTCGGTTCCTGCGCTCAGATGCCACAGACTACCCAGACATTGACTATGACATATCTGATAGCATGGCACTGAAGGAGAAGCTGGTGGAAATGTGGGGTGCCGACTGCGTTGCTCCAATCTCCAACTGGAACACGCTCCAGCTACGCTCGCTCATCAAGGACATCTCAAAGTTCTATGACGTGCCATTCACGGAGGCTAACACGGTCACATCTGTGATGATCCGAGAGGCTACACCCGAGGCAAAGAAGAAGCACGGCATCAAGGCTGGCATCTATGCGCCGACGTGGGAAGAGACAATGGAGTTCTCACCATCACTGCGTGCATACCTAAACAAGTATCCAGCAGTCAGGGCTCACGTTGAGGGTCTTGTCGGTCAGGTGCGGTCATGCTCACGTCACGCTGGTGGAGTGGTTATCGCAGAGAACCTAGACCAGAGCATGCCACTGATTAACTCCGGTGGTGTACGGCAGGCGCCGTGGGCAGAAGGACAAAACGTCAGGCACCTTGAGCCGATGGGCTTCATTAAGTTCGATTTGCTGGGCTTGTCTACGTTAAAGATGATGGAAGGTGCAATTGAACACATCCTTCGCCGGCATCACGGCATCGAGAACCCAACCTTCGCACAGGTGCGAGAGTATTACGACGAGCACCTACACCCTGACAGGATTGACTTGGATAACCAAGAGGTATACGAGAATATCTTTCACAAAGGCAAGTGGGCTGGAGTCTTTCAGTTCACAGAGCAGGGAGCGCAAGGGTTTTGTACCAAGGTCAAGCCACGAAACATTATTGATGTCTCTGCTGTGACCTCTATCTTCCGCCCTGGTCCTCTATCGGCTGGTGTTGACGCAGACTATGTGGAAGCCAAGGAGAGCCCACACAAGATCTCATATCTATCAGACGAAGCCTGCGAGATCACACAGGAAACATTCGGCTTCCTAATCTTCCAGGAGCAAATCGCACTGCTGGGCCACAAACTGGGTGGACTGACGCTTGACGAAGGCAACATGCTACGCAAGGTGCTGACTAAGAAGGGAACCGGCAAGGGCTCTGTAAAGCATAAACTCCACACCAAGTTCATCAAGGGGTGTGTTGACAAGGGTATAGCCCGTGACGCTGCACAAGACTTGTGGGATAAGTTTGAGTTCTTCTCAGGCTATGGCTTCAACAAGTCGCATGCTGTGAGCTACTCTATCATCTCGTTCCAGTGTGCGTGGTTGTTGAACTACTACCCTGCGGAGTGGATGGCAGCGTTCCTCGACAAGGAACCCGAGACTAGAAAGGAAAAGGCAATCAACATCGCCAAGAAGTATGGCTTTAAGATTGCGCCACTCCACATCAATAAGTCAGGCACAGTCTGGGAAATCAGCGATGACGGCAAGACAATGATTCAGCCCCTCACGTCTATCAAGGGTTTGGGCATGGCAGCAATCGATCAGATACTTGCGAATCGACCACTCAACAATGCGGAAGAGTTATTATTCAACGAGAATATCACGTACTCTAAGTTAAACAAGAAGTCTCTAGATGCCTTGTGTCGTGGTGGTGCGCTAGACGATATTATTGACGATCGGTTCACCGGCAGAAAACATTTTTGGTCTGCCTGTATCGTAGACCGCCCAAAAAATCCCAAGAGATTTTCTGAGAATTTGGAACTTTACCGACCAGAAGGGGACTTCAGTGAGGAGGAGATTATCCAGTTCAAGACTGAGCTGACCGGCGTATTCCCTATTAACTTGGTCATCACGCCGGATACAGTCCAGAGACTACAAGAGAAGTTTGTACCGCCCATCTCTGAGTTTGATCCAGAGCTATGTGTGTGCTGGTTCATACCTCGCAAGATTGTTCCGAGAAAAACAAAGAATGGAAAGAACTATTGGATTGTTGAGGTTATCGACAGTAACAACGAACTCACCCGCATCCGGTGCTGGGGTGTCAAGCCCGAGAAGGATCGCATTCACTTAAACCGCCCATACATGGCTCGCTTAAAGTACGACGAGAACTGGGGCTTTTCAACCTACGCTGTAGGTAAAACATTCAGACTATTAGGATAAAAAATGAACATTATTTATACACCGAGCCCTCTGCTTAAAGAGGTGAAGTTCAGAAGCGAAAACTTGCCCGTGGTCATCCGGGTCAATAAGTTTGATGAGGCTTCTGCAAAAGAGTTTTCAATCCAAATGATGAAAGCGCAAAATACAGGACAACCAGTTGTGCCTGTTATTATTGATAGTTACGGCGGTCAGGTTTATAGCCTCATGTCCATGATTTCAGATATTCAACACTCGCGATTGCAGGTCGCCACCATCGTCCAGGGCAAGGCTATGTCGTGTGGTGCTATCTTATTTAGTTTTGGCATTGATGGCATGCGATATATGGATCCAGATGCCACTGTTATGATTCATGATGTAAGTTCGATGGGGTGGGGAAAGGTTGAAGAGATCAAGGCTGATGCAAAAGAAGTCGAAAGATTGAATCAGAAAGTCTACAAGATGATGGCTGCGAACTGTGGTCATGATGAAGATTATTTTCTTGATATTGTTCATGAAAAGGGCCACGCAGACTGGTTTCTAGACGCAAAAGAGTGCAAGCGTCATAAGCTCGCAAACAAACTAAAAGTGCCTGAAATGAAGATTGGTGTCAAAGTAGAGTTTGACTTCAAGTAGCCCGCGCTAATTATAGTGGAGGGTTTGATGTGTCGGCATTTCAGAGACAAAAGTGGAAAAGATCTGTTAATGAATATAAGTTCATTAGAGAAGAGTTAAAGATCACTAAAGCCATCTGTTCTGAAGCCGGCGCCCTTTTTGAAGAGCACTATCACGCCTTCCTCGCAAGGCATAATGTCGATCTTGCAAAGCTCAATCAAGACAACGCAAAGAAGATCAAAGAGGCATACAATATACAAGACGAGCCTGCTGGCTCTGTACCAATGGTATCGTCCGATTGCACAGAACTGATCCCGTCGATGCAGCCCGTTGAGAAGACAGAAAAAGTTGAAATGTCGGAAGATGATATTGCATTACATAGTGTTTTCTCAAAATTGTTTAAGAGTATTGCAATTAAAATTCACCCTGATAAGATTGATCCTTTTAAACATGATTATCATCAAAGACGCAAGATGGAGAAAGATTTTATAAGAGCCAACTCTGCGCTAGAAAACAAAGAATATTTCACTTTGATAGAAATTGCAGAAGAGCTTGACATTCCTCTGCCAAAGAACTATAATCAACAGACACGATGGATGAAGAGGCAAGCGCAAGAAGTTAGAGCAGAAGTTGAAACACAAAGAAGTACGTATAACTATGTTTTCGCACAAGCCGAGACAGATGAACAAAAAGACAACATAGTACGACAGTTCGTTCAACAATTATTTGGCTTAAATCTATAAAAACCATTGACAGGGTGTTCAGCCCTTGTTATAATAATAAAGTATCCAAGGAGGGATAAAATGGCTTCAACAAATGAAGAAAGAAAGCGTTACGTCAAGGAATATATCCGTTCGTTGTCGGCAATTGAAGAGCAAATCGAGCCCTACAAGGAGCAGAAGCGAGAGCTGCGCTCTGAGTTCCGTGAAAACGGGTGGCTTAATACTGATGAGATCCGAGCCGCTGTCAAGGCATACCGACTCTACAGGGGTAAGGTAAACATCGACGAGGTTGTTGAGAACTTCAACATGTTCTCGGGAGAAGAAGAGTGATTATCGAGTATACAAAGACACGAGAGGACGCACACAACCCACAACGCGCAAATCCATCGGACGCTGGACTAGATGTGTTTTACTCTGCGACCGAGCCGCAAGAGATTATTGCGGTGCATCCGAATCAAAGCATGTTGGTGCCGACTGGCTTGCGCTTTGGTGTGCCTCACGGGTATATGCTGGAGGTCAAGAATCGCTCAAGCGTGGCAGCTAAGTTAAACTTGGTAGTTGGCGCTTGCGTGATTGATTCGGGCTACGATGGGGAGGTGTTCATCAACGTTCACAACATTGGTCGCGAGAGTCGCGTCATTCAAGACGGCGACAAGATCGCACAATTGGTAATGATGCCAGTTGTGCATTTTCAGCCGCAAGAAAACACAGAGGGTACGCTTTATGATTACCCCAAAACAATTAGCAACAGGGGCACAGGAGCCCTAGGGAGTACAGATTGAATAAAGAAACACAGAAAACAATGTTTAGCTCAAAGACAGGCAACTGGGCAACCCCACAAGAGTTTTTCAATAAGTTAAACTGGCGGTTCGGACCGTTTGATTTGGATCCGTGTGCCTCCCCGCACAATACCAAGTGTGCCAATTTCTACACAGAAGCTGAAGACGGGCTATCAAAAGATTGGTCAGGTCACACAACATTTGTTAATCCCCCGTATGGAAGAGGCATTGACAAGTGGATTGAAAAAGGCTATAATACTGCTAAAGATGGAGAATCCAGAGTGGTTATGCTGATCCCTGCCCGAACAGATACAAAGTATTGGCACAACTATGTGATGAAGGCTAACGAGGTATACTTCCTCAAGGGCCGGCTAAAATTTGGAAATAGCGTCAATAGCGCTCCTTTTCCGTCTGCAATTGTTGTGTTTGGTGGAACAAATCAGCAAATATTTGGAACAATGAACAGATAAGGAGAAGCAAATGTCAGTTGAAGTAATAAATTCTGCGATTATGCAGCTAAGAGGAAAAGCCCAAGAGATCTATGGAGTTATTAAAGATATACACCGCCGTCCATCCGAGGAAGGAGACGCCGATAAGATTATGACCCTATCGCTTAGATTGGCTCAGATAGAAGGAGGACTCGTCACACTTGAGCAGTACGCACCAGAGATCGTTAGATCAGTTGAGGTTGAAAAGGCAGCGGTCCAAGCTCAAATAGCAGCCATTGTAGCCCCCAAGGACCCACCGCAGGAAGAACCAGAGCCAGAAAAAGATCCTATCGGACATGACGAACTTATGAAGCGCTCCCCAACATACAGAAAAGCGATGGAAAAGGAAAAAATCAAAGCCGCAGCAAAGAAAAAGAAGGATAAGTCATGAATCGAAAGCAGCGCCGCGCCCAGGAGAAGAAGATGGGTAAAGAAAACTCACAAAAACTTGCCGAAAAAATTTTCCAGTTTGACCAATTACCGGAAGAGTGCTTGGCGTGCCAAAAGGCGTTTGATAAAAATGACAAAGACATGGTAACAACTTGGAATGTTGTTGTGCGAGACGAGCAAACAGTAAGACTGTATTGTCCCACATGTTGGGATATGGCTATTAAAGTGGCGCAACAGTATGTTGACGATAACAAGGGGGACGAAAATGGTTAGAAGACTCAGCGCAGGCAGGATGAAAAGATTGTTATTTGATCAAAAAAACAACAATGACGATGCGACATACATTATTAAGTTCTACAACAACAAGTGTCACTATTGCAGAGAATTGCACCACAAATATATTCAACTATCTGAGTCGGAAGCAAATGAAGACTTGCTTTTTTGCGCATTTAATGTTTGGGACGATCCGACCATTGAAAAAATGTTAAATTTCAAAGGCGTTCCTACGATCGGATTAGTGTCTAGAAAAAGAAACAGAGTAACCAGAATTGACATAATGGGGGAACCGACTAACCCAGATTCGCTAACATATTATACCAAAGAGCATATACAAAAGTTTCTCGACACTCACAGGTCAGGAGACTATCAGCCGCTCCAGAAGGGAAAGGCAAAATGAACAAGACCTATTCATACGACGACGTATTGTTAAAGCCGCAGTATTCGGAGATTCGTTCACGTAGCGAGATTGATATATCTACTGATTTAGGAAAAGGAGTTGTTCTTCAATTGCCTGTCCTTGCCTCTCCTATGGATACCATATCGGAAGGTGCGATGGGCAGTGCGATGGGCGTCGTCGGCGGTAGCGCAATTATTCATCGCTACAATACAATTAAGGAGCAGATGAGTCACATTAATAAAGTTGAAGCGCCGCGCATTATCGGTGGTGCAATTGGTATATCTGGTGATTATTTGGAGCGCGCCAGCGCGTTAGTTGATTACGGAGCAGACTTCTTGTGCGTCGACGTTGCGCACGGTCACCACATTATGATGAAAGAGGCGCTATATGAACTTAGAAAATTATTCGGCGATGATTACCATATCATGGCCGGCAACGTAGCCACCCTTGAGGGCATTAATAACCTTGCTGACTGGGGAGCAGACAGTGTACGTTGCAATATTGGTGGTGGCTCCATCTGCTCCACGCGCATACAGACAGGTCACGGACTACCAGGGCTTCAAACGATTATTGAATGTGCCAAAACAGACAGAGATGTTAAAATTATCGCCGATGGCGGCATCAAGAACTCTGGAGATATGGTTAAGGCACTAGCAGCAGGAGCAGACGCAGTGATGGTGGGCTCTCTGCTCGCAGGAACTACCGAGACACCTGGAGAAATTTATATGGATGCGAAGGGAGATCGTTGGAAAACTTATCGCGGAATGGCTTCTAAGGAGGCGCAAGTAGAATGGCGCGGAAAGTATTCGTCTTTTGAAGGAGTTGCTACCCGCGTTCCCCATCGAGGGCCGGTTAACATGATACTTGAGGATTTAGAAAAAGGCATCCGTTCTGGATTTTCATACACTGGAGCTAGAAGCCTCAAAGAGCTTCAAGCTAAAGCACAATTCGTAGCGCAAACCACATCAGGTTTGTCAGAAAGCCGCACGCACATTAATACGAGGAATTGGTAATGTCAGATGACGTAGCCAATCCTCATCTGGATAAAAAGGTTGCGTTTGTTGAGAACACACATCAGCATGCCAAGCTTATCTTAAAGTTGCGGCATGACGGTGTTACACAATCAAAGTTCTTTCGGGCTATCATCGCTGGCTATCTTGATGGAGACGAGCGCATTCAAGGCTACATTGACGACATGAAGCCGCAGAATAAGAAAAAGAAAGCAAAATCAAAGCAGTTGAGAGACAAAGGAAAGCAGAAGATGGAAGATTTTGGATTGAACGACGGAGAGATAGAAAATATATTTGATCTCATTGAACAGGAGCACCCAGAACTATGAACAAAGTTGACGGCTTGCGCGCATGCGCTCGCAAATGCATGAAAAGAAAGAAACAATGCAAACAAACTGAGTGTAGATTGTGGCAAGATTACCCAGATGAATACAACTGTACACTGGTTTCTGTATATGAACACGGACCCATGACCTTGCGTGAGATAGCGGAACGCGAGCATCTTTCATTTGCAAGGATTAAACAAATAGAAACAAAAGCCTTAAAAAAGCTCAAGTCGTTAAATTTGATAGGATGTTTTCGTTTTTGATGCCATTATCAAAAGATGTTACTATTTATTTTTGAAGTTTTGTCATTACACAAGGAGATTTACAATGGCTCGTAAGAAATTATTATCAGAAGGCGAGATTCGCCAGTTTATGAAGCTCGCTAACTTGCGACCAATTAGCAACCAACGTCTTAGCGAATATGGCATGTCCCCTGGTGCCCGCGACGATGAAATGGGCGATGAAATGGATCCAGAAGGCATGGGCGCCCCTGAAGAGCCCCCTGTGGAAGACGAGTTGCCTCCCATGGACGACGAGTTGCCTCCCATGGACGACGAGGGCGCCACCCCCGAAGTTGACGAAGATCTCGCACAAGAGCTAGCTCAAGGTTTTGCTGATGTTATGCAGGACGTTTTGGGAGTTGCTGTTGAGGTTGAGGGTGATGCCGCTCCCGTCGAAGACGAAATGGGCGATATGGAAGCCGCATTAGACGTCGCGCCTGAAGGAGGTGAGGAATCTGGCGCAGACATGATGGGCGACATGGAAGACGAAGATGAAGATCCAGTTGGCATGCGCGATGGCGGCATGTATGAAAACCAGGATCAGATTGTCGCCGAAGTTGCTAAACGAGTTGCGGCTCGCCTTCAGCGTGAGTCTCGTAAAGAGCAAATGGTCGATCAGTTAGCTGAGCGCATTATGAAGAGGCTTACAAACAAGTAGGTTGACATATTCGTTAAGCTATGATATATTAACCACTGGAACTCTCCAGTGGTTATTTTTTTGAGGTGATTATGGGTCCGTGGTGGTTGTATGTGCTGGTTTTTATATTTGGGTATCTTACTCATAAGACCTTTTATTTCTTGCGATCTATAAGGATAAGCATTGGTTTAATACGAGTGTCACAACTAGTTAGTTTAGCAGTGCTAGCGAAATCAATGGAGAACTTTTATTACTCTCACACAGCGCGCCTTCGTCACATGCGAGAGCACGACGAGAGTGAAAACACTATCAAAGATGTTCGTCGGTCATTTAACGCGGAAATTATGGCATATAAAGAGAGAGCAATAAAAGAAATGTTAGAGCTTCACCCTAAATTTTACGATCCAATTGTAAAATTTGACAATTGGAAGAGCGGAATGAGCTTTTTAGAAGAGAACAGGGTGTTCGTATTAAACTTACTTTCACAGGATAAAAATGATAAAGAAAATACTTGATAAAATAATAGCATCTGACGATGATCAAAAGATAGTGCTTTTAGATCCTGCTGCATTGAGTGCCGCGGCCCCAGAGCCAGATCTGAGAATCATCGGAATGTTTTGCGATGTTCATGAAGAAAAAGTGGCTGAAGTTATTCACGCGATGTTATATCTTAACGAAATGAATAGATTGCAGGAAAAACCAGAACTTAAAAGACCAATTGAGTTTTACCTATCAACATATGGCGGAAGCGCTGACGATATGTTTGCGCTCTATGATATTATGCGAGGCATCCGCCAGGAGACAGAGATACACACGCTCGGCTTAGGTAAGGTTATGTCGGCTGGTGTGTTATTGCTGGCTGGTGGTACGAAAGGTAAGCGCCGCATAGCCAAGAACTGTCGCGTGATGATACATTCTGTCGCCGCCGGCAACGCTGGGGCTCTACACGATTTAACAAACGAGCTTGAAGCTATTCAAGATCTTCAAGATATGTATACAAGATGCTTAGTTGCGGAGACAGATATGACCGAACAAGATATAAAGGATATGCTTAATCGCAATGTTAACGTCTATTTATCAGCAGTAGAGGCAGTTAAACTTGGGATTGCAGACATCATCGTATAGGAATTAAGAAATGTCAGATTATATAAAAGATATGTTTATTGAGGTGAGAGAAGAGCCTAAAAAAACAGACAAGAATATCAACGTCAACACGTTACTAGAGATTATTGAGCAGACTATGAACTCGCTCAACGCTGTACACATAAAGACAGCCGGATATTCATTGACTGAAGAAGAAGATGTTATTGACATTACTGGCGAGGACGAAAACGATGACGACGTGCAAACAATCCGACGCCCAGTCGTTAAAATCACAGAGGCGTGGGGAAGCCCAGAGAATGTAGACAGACAAGTTATGGAGTCTATGTTGTCTCAAATTGAAGGGGGCACCGTTGAAGATAAGGTTCAAAGCGTTAACGACTTTGTAAATAATCCTCCCGAGGAACTTGGAGGAGATATATCTAAGATTATGTCTTACTTAATCTTCTTGGATACGTTTGCTAGTATTATTAACGATTACGGTGCATCGGTGAGCGGTTTCCTTTTTGAAGCTTTCCTTGCTGCTTTGTTTGGAGGCACTTCAATTCAAGTAGATGATCCCGAGCAGGTTGGCGCAAAGGGCTCTCTACCGATTGAGGACAACCAGCTTTACATCCAACTTAAAGCACAGTCTGAAGATCCTGATGCAGAACCTAACTGGGACATTGTGCCTTATAGTCTTAAGGTTCTAAGACAAGATGGTGTCGTGCACGGTTCTTTTAAGAACTTGGTTGATTTCTTTCTCGACCCCGCACCCCAGCGCAAGTCTGACTCGGTTGTATACTTGGTTGTCATTAAAGAAGGTCAGAAGGACGAAGAGGGCAAGAATGTTGCGACAGGTAGATTGCACTTCTATGAATTTGAATTGACCCGCGAAAACTTTATGCAGATGATTGGCGCACCAACAGAGGTAAATGTATTTGGTTACGTCCCAGTTACGTTGCCGCGCAATGTAAAGCAGCCTATTGTTGGTCAGTATTATTTTGAAAAGGAAGACGGCAGAGGCTCATTGAGAAAAGCAGCCGCAGAATTCCCATACGGCAGTAAAGATATGCCGTTATATAAATACTCTGAAGATGAAGCCCCATCACCAGGAGAGAGAATTGCGAAAGGCACCGAGGTTTTAAGACTTCAGGTTGTGGGAACAGAAGACTTGATTAAAGGTACTGCTGAAAAGCTATATACACCCGAACAACATAAAGACATTATGTCTAAATTTGGAGGTGCTGGCGAAAGAGCAGAGATCGATCGAGCAGCATTTGCCGCACTCAAGCAAACAAAAGGCTACGGAAGTAAAGTTGCTGGTGGCGCTCAATGGTCAATCACCAAAAAAGAATACAAAAAAGGCTTTAAGGGCACATTAGACTTAAACGCTGACAAGATTGAAGCCATGGCAGTGGAATATACGAGAACTCTAAACCAAAGCCTTATTAATATCTTTAATGCGTTGGGAGATCTGACAGACAATATCAATAGCTATTTCATCGCTGGAGATAAATCACAAGGCGTCGAGGCCAAGACAAATGCTACAAAACTCAGAGATGCAGTTAACGATGTTATACCCGAAGAAGCAATTGAACAAAAAGCCGCAGAATAACCTTGACAAAAAAGTATTCAGGTATTATAATATAAACTAACCATGAGGGAATAATGAGCAGAGCTTATGATGATAATCAAACTCTACAACAGAAGATTATTAAGGGCGCAAACGTACTGGCAGACAACGTAGCGTCAACACTTGGACCGAAAGGTCGCAATGTTCTGCTAAAAGAAAAAGACAAACAACCATTTATCACCAAAGACGGTGTGACTGTCGCAGCGTTCGTAGAGCTGGAGGATCCTTTTGAAAATGCCGGCGCTCAAATCTTACGCCAAGCGGCTATTGAAACGAATAACGAAGCAGGAGACGGAACCACAACCTCCACAGTTCTCGCAAGAGCGATCTTGCGCGAATCCCAACAATTCATTGCATCCGGTATCTCTCCTATCGAGCTACAACGTGGCATCGATTTGGCTGTTAGGGAAGTGGTGACCAATTTAAAGGAACTGTCGCAACCAGTTAAGAGTGTTACTGATATTGAGCATGTTGCTGCTATATCGGCTAATAACGACCTTGCAATTGGCAAATTGATTGCCACTGCGGTTGATAAAGTCGGACAAGATGGCTCGATTACTATTGAAGAATCTCGCTCTCTGGACACTTCTTTGGATATTACTGAAGGCTTTAGGTTTGATGCCGGATGGTGCGCTAGCGCTTTTGTTACAGATGAAAGGCGCGGAGTCATGCATCACGAAGAGCCTTTATTTCTGGTTACTGATCATAAGATTTCAAATGTGGAATCTATCTTGCCCGTGTTGGAAATGATTGCAAGAGAGAACCGACCCCTCGTTATCGTTGCGGAGGATATTGAAGGTCAGGCGCTAGCGGCGATGATTATGAATGCAATGCGTGGAACACTAAAAGTAGCAGGCATCAAGGCTCCGATGTACGGAGAGGAGCGCCGCCACATCCTTGCTGATCTGGCGATATCAGTGGGCGCAAGCTTTATTACGCGCGAGAGCGGCGCAAAACTTACAGACGTCCAGATGTCAGATTTAGGAACCGCCAAGCTTGTTGAAAGTAATAAATTTAGCACGACAATCGTCGGAGGTCAGTGTGATTATACAAATATCGAAGATCGAATTGAATCACTCAAACAACTGATAAAAGATACGGATTCCATCGATCAATGTAAGAGAATTCAGGAGCGGATTGTTAGATTATCATCCGGCGTTGCAGTGATTCGTGTTGGCGGTGTTACCGAGGTTGAGATGATAGAGAGAAAGCATCGGATTGAGGACGCTCTAGAGGCTGTTCGATCTGCACAGCAAGAAGGAATAATATGCGGCGGTGGAACGTCGCTAGTGTTGGCTTGTGAAAAGATTGCGATCACTACCGACAACCCCCAGCAGGCATACGGCGCCACGGTAATTAAGCAAGCTTGCCGAGAACCACTTAGGCAAATGGCACTAAACGCTAATGAATCTCCAGACATAATAATTCAGGAAATTTTATCAGCGAACAAAAATTATGGCTGGAATTTTAGGACTGGAGAGTTAGTTAATCTATTTAAGAGTGGTGTTATAGATCCTGTTAAAGTTACCCGCACAGCTCTTCAGAATGCAGCTAGTTGTGCGGGCACCTTGATTACCACCAACTATGGGATCATACAAACGGAGTAAACTTATGACAGATAACAAAAGCAAAGGAGACTTAGTGTGGATTCCGCAAGATACAAGACTGCACTGGCTCCGAGAAGACAGCGATAAAAGATACTTGGTTACAGATGCTCCGCGCACAGCAGTTGTGTGCGAGCAGAACGACAGAAGCTATGATGTATTTTTAGAAGGAAAAATGTGGACAATAAACAAGATGCTCACATATCACGTGGAAGGTCAATATGCTCGTTAAACTTACAGAAGTGTGTAACAACGGCGCGGTAACAACTAATAAGATGTATTCATTGCGAGAAGTTTTTATAAATCCAGAGCATGTGGTAATGATACGAGAAGAGAAAAGAATGAGAGAGCTAAATGAGAATGGCAAAGTGGCTTCCGGCTTGGACGCCGCTCATAAATTTTCTAAATTGACCATCAATAGAGGTCAAGCTGGCACTGAGATTGTAGTGGTTGGCTCTCCTGAAATTATTGAGACTACGCTTAACAGCGTAAAGCAACTACTAAGAGGATAAGATGGGACAAAGAGTAAATATTCAATATTCAATTGAAATAGAATCACTAGAAGGAGAGGTGTCAAGGCTCTTAAACCAGGCTTTGGATAGGGTGCGAATTGCGCATGCCGATTTTGGAGACACCAGTAATGTTCTTTCGGTTGAATCCACTCAGCAAATCGACTATCTGCGTACAGAATTGTCGCACGTTGATCAAACTCTAGCAGATGCAAATCGACTTATAGCTGGGTATCTTTCTTATAATGCTTCACTGATCGATTCATCGATGAATAATGAAAAGGCGGATAGCACAAGTGCCCCAGAGAGAACCGCACAGTTGCAACAGCAAAGTGAGGATGTTTTAGGAAGTGTTGAGAGAATAATTCAAAATTTCAAAGATGGTGCTGAATCTGATATTCTACCATGAAGAGCCCCATTGTTGACCAAAATGCATTTGTTTCTGGGATGGTCTTAAAGGAATTAATTCCCAAAGGCAGTATTGTAGAATCGTTTTTGCTCTATGCCGGGGAGATGGAGCTTTCACTATCCTCAAAAGACAGGCTCGTTATAGCACATACAAACAAATATTCAGTGTATGAATTTTGGTGGATGGCAAAAAATAGAACCAAGCAAATCGCATCGCTAGCTCAGGAAATTCTACCGGGATTAACTGAAGACATACTATATAGACTTCAAGATGACTGGATGAGCCAAAGAGACCCCGCATATCGATCTGCGTTGTTTTATATACTTAACCGCTGCTCATCGAACGGAAGGGTAACATGTGGCAAGATTGATAAGGCAAAACTATCGCCCATAACGATTAATCGTTTCAAAAATATGACTATAGAAAACTTACATCTTATTTTAGATAAGTCTGATGACGTACACAATAGCTTTAGCGGGCATAATATAAAGTCGGACTTTAGATTTTTTCCTGTCGGACATTTTGGATTAAACTTACTTGATGCTGGCTCTCATGGCGCCACAGATCAGGCATATCTAAATCACGATAGGCTCTATCGGCAATTGCTAAAAGCAGATGCCAAGTGGATTATTTTATACAAGTATCATAAAAAAGTTATAGAAAAATATAAAGGTTATAATATTATAATGAATGACGCATACGGAAATCGAACGCGCCAAATCGATAACTGCGAGGACATAATTGTTACAAATTTCTAGTAAGCTAGTGTTGGCGATGAGCCTGTTTGCATTGGGACAAACCCTAGCGTGGTTTCAGATTAATAGCCAGTTTGTGTGGGAGTGGTGGAAGCAGCATCCTATCGTTGCGGTTATTGTCTATGGGCTCCCAACGGGCTTGTGTTTTTTGTATGGCGTTAAGTTTGCCTACGAAGAGATGGGGCAAGTATGGGGCCCAAGGTTCTTGATCTTTAGTATGTCCTACCTGACCTTTCCGATATTGACGTGGTACTTCCTCAACGAGAGTATGTTTACGACGAAGACGATGATTTGCGTGTTTTTGTCGATGCTTATCGTTGCCGTTCAACTGTTTTGGAGATAGCAAACTATTTATAATGTTGAGGTTTATTTATGGATTTTACTACACGAAATTGGTTTAGCTATTTAGGAAGCAATATAAGAATAGATGAGGGAGTCCGAGACATTGGGCTCACCGAAATGATTGCAGACTTTATTGAGTCTGCGCTATACGATGCGCCCGAGAGCGCAAAGACGTGGATGGGGCACATGTGGAAGCGAACGCATCTCCACCAGTACATGCCCCGCATACAAATGCAGCGCCTTCGCTTTGAAACAATGGAGCCGCTGCTGTCTGCTCTTGACTACTACACAGCCGGCACGAAGCCAGACGATCTACCTTTAGATGAGCCCACCCCAGACGTTCAGTTTGAGAGCATACTTAAAGAAGGTGTAGAGTGGAGCGCCGAGAAAGCCGACCGCACCAAGCTAATACTCAAGAACATCAACCGAACCATTAAAGATGAGTCTTTGGGCAAGTGGCCGAGAGCTTTTAAGAAGGCTGTGAAGAACCTTAGCAAGCTGGGACTCAAGAGCGAGGTGGTTGAGTTTGTCCAAGAGGTGTTACAGAACACAGAAGATCGCGCGTGGAAAGCATTTGAGACACGCTTCCGTGATACCTTCACGTTCTTAAACCTACATCCAGACAACATCAGAGTTATTAACGAGTATAAGCTCATGATTGGCGCTGATGAAAAAGCCGAAGAAGAACTATCAGAGATGGAAGATCCCGATCAGATCCTTCACAAGTTTGATGATGGCTCGTATTGGTATGATCTACAGGCAGGTTCGTGCGACATTGAAGGCGAGCGAATGGGACACTGCGGTGCTGGACAAAGCGGGGGCAACCTTTACTCTCTCCGTAAACCCGAAGGCAAGCGCGGCAAGTCTAAGTCGTTCGTGACGCTTGAAATGGGCGACGGAGATCAAGGCGAGACTGTCTATCAAATCAAAGGCAGAGGCAACAGCGCACCCCCCGAAGCCACGTGGGATCACATCGTGTGGTTTATAGATAATATGGGCATTCAAGCTGTAGAAGAGCAAGGCGAGTATTCCGACAATCCCGAAGATTTCCAAGAGATGAATGACTATCTTGAGAGCAGAACCGGTGTCAGTTTTAGCGGCAATCGCCAAACCCGCGTCGACGAGCTTGAGAACGAGCTTCAAAATCTTGGCTACCAACTGGACGGACTTGAGCGCAGCGAAGTGTATTTTGAAATCTCTGACTATGGTGAAGACGAGGGTCAAATCTATGTGGATGCGTCAGTTGAAGCCACAATAGAAATCGATCTTGGCTGGCCAATGTTCTTTGAAACCAAAGGCGGCTACATTGCGATGGATAAACAAGGTAATCCAATCACTGGCTTGCAAATGATCCCGACAACTTATACCCAGCAGAACGAGTTTTTGAGTGATGTGGGTATTGATGCTATTGCTGAGGACGAGCTTCCAGGCGAACTTAACGACATCAACCTTGAGTTTAGGATGTTGCAGGGAGTGGTGCCTGACGATTACGACGGCGAGGAAGATTATCCCGAGACAGCACATTTAATTGTTACGATAAGCAAGTCATCCGTAATTGAGGATGAAGAAAGACAGGGAGGCTATAGTGCCGCAAGCGAGTGTGCGAGTTTCCAACAAACTGTGCAAGATGAATTTGACGAAGAAGACAAGTATAAGCAACACGTCAGATCTATCCAGGCAGAGCTTCAAGCTGAAGAATACATGCAGCAGAACGCATACGTTAAAGATATGGGCAAGCTTGAAAAGATCAATGAGCTTAAACATTGGAGCGTTCACGTTGATAGTTCTGAAGCTAAACTTACCTTCATCGATGAGAAAAACGACGGCAACGTCGGCAACACGCTGCCCACAGGACTTGCGATGCCCACCGAGGCGATGATTTATCTGACTGCTGCCGAGCGATCTGACGCAAATAGCGTCACAAGGATGATGTTTCCAAACTACCGCACCAGCGCACGAATGGTTACAGCTCCATCGTTAGACTCACAGATGGCAACTCGCCTTAACGATGCTTATGGGTCAGCCCAGCGAGCAAAGATGGCTGCGTCTGGACAAGAGGAGTTTGACTTTGGACCTCAGTATGAGCAAAAGCCTACGATGGAGCTTGCGAAAGACATTCAGTTGGTTATTTATCCGAAGGTTAGATACGATGTAAGAGAGCCAGAACGCGTTCCCACTCTTTCGTTTGACTTCTTCTTTCAAATCCGTGTTGACTATGGTGATGACGTGGAGGAGATTGATCGCGTGCTGGCTATGGCTAAACACATCAACGACAACCCCACCATCGTGCGCGAGGCTGTGCGAGATATTATCGCAGTGCCGATGAGCGAGCTAAATGATGGTGTCCAGGCACGCAAGCATTTGATGCTAAACCCCAACACTGCGGTTACTTATTATAATGAGATGGATAGTAAGTTTGGCGCCTCCGCTGATGCCGGCAACGATGACGATGAGCGCCGTATGCTTATAGCGATGTGGATCCGCGACAACTATGCAGAGATGGACGAAATTGAGAAGTTTGTGGCTTACTATAAATACATAGAGCCCATGTTGGGGAGAGCAGGCGCAGTGTTCCGCATCTTTGGAGCCAACGCAGCTATCAATCCCGAGACAGGCGAGCCACGTGCTTGGTGGGATCTAGTCCAGAACGAGCGCCAGCGCCGTGGTGTTGGTCTGGCGAGTAGTGAGGCGCCAGTCAACGAGAGTATCGAAGATCAGATCGCAAGAATAGACGCACTGCTGAATGAAAGGGCACCAATTGATCTCCGTATTTATAAAGTAGACATAGGATGCAAGGTTGACACAGAGATAGCCGGCACAGACAAACAAATTGAAGACCAAATTAGAGGCACCCATAAGGTCACCACAGTGAGGCACTTGTCGGGCTTTCAAAAACAATTAACTCCAAATAGCGTATATCGTATTTATCAAATTAAATTTGAAATGTACGGGCAAGCTTCCCGCGACGAATTTAGAGATCTTGTTTTAATGCCTGCCATAAACAGCAAGCAAGTTGTTGGTGTCAATACTTTTGGACATGTCGGGCAGGTGACGTCAGTGGACAACCCGTTGCGCGAGTGGGGCGGTCTTGGATATGATGGCGCCATGGCACCTGAGCCATCCCCAAAGATGCCAACTCCTGCTGTCGGTCTTGGATCGGTTATAGAAGATTGGGCAGAGGGAGGCGTAAGAATTTATGACACGCCAATGAACACCAACCAAATGCAATATCACGTTATGATGGATGTTGATGATTTGTGGCAGTATTGTAGCCGCTATTACCGTGGAACAAAAACAGACTTTGATGGCAGATATAAGAACTTCATTAGACTTGGCGCGCAAATGCCTGTTTATATCGCACTAGGTCAGAACGGAAGAGCAAAGATTACAGGCAACGAAGACTTGATATGGTTCGCAAAAGAAGCAGGCGAAGATCAAGTGCCTGTGTTCTTCAGTTATCAAAAGCAGGTTTAAGAAATGCTAAAGAAAATACTGACGACTCTAAAGATAGCTTTACAGGTAGTGTCAGTTGCGCTTCTGGGGTTTGCTATCAGTCTCGGTATTCATATCAGCGTAAGCGAAAGCATCCGGATGCCGACTGCATCTGAGATGGGTTCGCTGGATAATGTTTCGGATGATTTGAACTCTAAAGAATCGAGAACGGTTGATCTTTCTCGCCAAAGCATTGTTCAAGTATTGACCACAACAGAAAAAAGAAGTGGTTTTTCAAAAATGTCTGGCACATATGTGACTTATGGTGATAGATTCTATGTCATAACGGCTGCTCATGGGGTCCACGGGGACTGCGAATATTTCTTTGCTGCTACAAATAACGATGTATATGAATGCATCAGATATATTTTAGTCGACCAAACAGTCGATTATGCAATTGTTGAAGTCGAACAGATACCGGAACGCCAACCAGTTAAACTTAGCCAAGCAATTCCAAGCAATCCAGAATGGAGACAAGAAACTTCTGCACTTAACGAAGTCTTTTATACCGGCTACCCGAACGGGCTTGGTCCACTGACTTTTAGAGGATCTGTTGCAGGAATGTCAGAGCAAAATTATATACTCCTGCATTCATACGCATGGCCAGGATCCTCTGGTGCTGGTGTATTTAGCTATGATGGCAATATGATAGGGATTGTCATAGCCTTGAACGTAGGATTTACCGCAGCAGGCTATGACGTACTTGAGGATCTAGTTATAGTTACGCCGTTGTTTATGATTGATTGGGATACAGCTTATGATATTATGAATGAGCCCGCGCCTTCAGGCGACACAGGAGACACCGGACAGTGAAAAAAACCCCAAAAGTATGTTATACTACGCTTGTGAGTAAACTTGAAGCGATGGATAGCGAAATAATGAAACTTAAAGAACAGATTAAGCAACTTAAAAGCTGCTTTGTAACTGACGATGAAGTGTGCCAGGATGAGATAGACGCAGATCGCGCCGCTTATGAGGCTATTAGCGACATATGTTTAGATGCGCTGTTGGACATCGAGCCGAAAGGCGATGCGTGATGGCGCCCGAAGACAAAGAGTTCTCGACGGAAGCCGAGGACTTAAAGCCCAAGAAGCCGAGCAACAGAGCACCCGAGGGCATTAGAACATTCACTGTTTGCCGCCAGAGCGACGAGACTGGCATCTCGGGCGAAGGCGTTGTTATCGAAGGCGCAACCTTCGCGACAGGACACACGGTCATCCATTGGCTGACGCCTGCTCCACGTGGTAGTATCGCGTTCTTCGATGCGTTTGATGATTTCCTCAAGATACATATTAAGCCGCATCCAACAAACAAGACGATTATCACGTTTGAAGATGGAGAGCAGACTATTTATGATGGAGGATAAAGATGAGTTATAAATACGTCCAATCGCGAACCACTCTAACAGAGCTGCCCGATGATATTGCTAATATTCCAAACGATACAGGTGGAGGCGATGTTATTAAATTTGGCGCCGGTCCTAGTGGTGGCTCAACAACAGCAGGAAAGCTCTATTATCTCGACACAGACGGACAATGGGAGCTGGCAGATGCAGACGCCCTCGCCACAAGCGGCGTTCTTTTGGCAATTGCTGTCGGAACAGACCCATCAACTGATGGAATGTTAATTCGCGGACTATTTGACATGCACTCCAACTTCATAGGTACGTTCAACGAAGGGGTGCCCGTGTATGTATCGACAACAGCGGGCTCCATTTCGGTTAGCGCCCCCAGTGGCGGAGGAGACATTGTAAGAATAATCGGCTTTTGCACCACAACTGCGAACGTAATCTATTTTAACCCAAGCAATAACACACTGGAGCTTTCCTAATGGGGATCATAAGCAGGGTCAGGGGCATTCTATGGGCTCGCGTAGCCAAGGTTAACGGCATTGCCAAAGCTAGTATTGCTAGGATGGATGCCGAACAGCCGTCTAGTGATTCGCCTGGAGATACTTTTCGCGTAGCAATGATGGTGGGCAACTCTGGCGTTATTGAGTGGAACACCGGCTCGCTTGATAATGATGATCATTGGATCCGCCTCGACACAGGTGGCGATGTCCACCGCGATATAACCTGGGGCTATGATGAGGATGGAACAGAGTGCTGGATTATATCTACTAATAAGACTGCGCGCCCCGTTATTGTGGCCAAATCAGACGGTTCTGATAATTGGGTGCCGTCAGGAAGTTCTAACTGGGCAGCGGTCAAGCCATCCGGCGGCCCTTGGTCAGGGACGTGGAACTTTCGCGGATACCGATGTGCCCGAGGTGACCATACCAACAATAACCGCGCAACCTTCATGATGGGTGGAATGAACAACTCTATATTGTCTACCTATGTTGCAGGAGGCATTACTGATGGCGCCAATTGGTCACAGCAGTATCGAGCCTTTGACGCTAGCGCAGCCAATGGCGCCATTTACGGTTTAGCGTGGAACCGGGAGTCAGCAGACGCAGACTCTATTTTTGCCCTCACTATCGGCAACGATGTGTGGATGAGTACCAACGGAACTGGCTCTGGTGATGGAGGTGATTGGCAAATGGTATTTCAAAGTCCAGGCTCTTCTGTCACCACTATGTGGAACCTTCAATATGGAAACGATGTCTGGGTTGGTGGAGGAACGAACTCCCAAGGCAAAGGTAACCTGACCGGCTCAGGGGGAGGCACAGGATCCTGGGGACATTTTGCACGTCCAGCCAATCGAGGTATGCGAGGAGCAGCAACTAACATGTCAGGCAACTGGGTAATGGGCGGCAACGATGGCTATATTTGGTACAGCTCAGATGATGCGGCATCTTGGTCGGAAGTTAGAGTGCCTGAGAATGATGGCAGCTCTACATATCGCGATTGGTATGATGTAGCCTATGATAACGATGGAACTTGGGTAGCTTGTGGCGAACGAGCATACGCCGTTAGCACGGACAATGGCCAAACTTGGGCGACTTCCAATGGCTTGGCAGGTAACACTACGTACAACGCCATAGCATTTAATGTGACAAATACATCACAATAGGAGTATATATGACCGATTCACAGTTAGCCGATGTGTTGCTTGAGATTCTAGATGAAGGAATGTTTAACGACTTTTACATGAGAGGCGACCACAACAAGAATGAAGTAAGGCGCCTCATGGTAGAGAAAGGCGTAGGCAATGAGCAAGTTAGTGATATTCAGGAACGCTATGAAATCCAATCCGAAGTCACTTTTACTGAAGTTTTAGCCTATTTAATAGAGAACTTAAATCCAGGGACAGAAATACCATGAGCACGTGGCAAGACTTTATTAACGAGGGTAATCCTAAATATCGGGCCCGAGTTAAGCCGAAAAGACTAACGCAAGATATGAATAAATATCTCAAGGGCGGCTCCAAAAAAGCGCAAGGCGGCAGTCCGTTCAAGAAAGCTAAATATAGCTTCAAAGGTAAAAGCTTTAATGATATTTCTGCGCCTGCACTAGAGGAAGTTGTTGAGCCTGAAACATTTGAAAAGCACGATGAGCTTAATCCTAAATACTGGACAGGCGACAAGCTGAATCGGAACATCTCTAAGCGCCTGATGAAGATTGCAAAAAGGTTCTTGGAAGGGCTTGAGTTGCCTGTCGAACACGCGGCAGGCGAAGGCTTGATGACCGCACTTGTAGAGGATTTGCGCTTTACTGGAAGTCTCGCTAACTACAACTGGTCGAAATACTCAGACATAGACCTCCACATAGTCATAGACTTCTCTAAAATTGATGAGAATGTAGAACTAGTTAAAGGTTTTTTTGACGCAGCCAGGATGCGCTGGAACGATTTGCACGACATAACGATTTATGGCGCCGAGGTTGAGATTTACGTAGAGAACATAGGCGAGCCTCATAAGTCATCGGGGATTTACTCGATACTAAACAAAGAATGGATTGTCCAACCTGATCCCGACAAGGTTGATATTGATTATGACACCGCACTAATTAAGAGTGAAGACTGCGTTAAGCAGATTCAGTTTGTTGAGCAAATACTAGTTAGAGATCCCCGCGCAGCCCTCAATTCAATTGAGAGACTAAAGAAAAAGATTAGAAGAATGAGAAAGGCGGGATTAGACAGCCCAGCCCAAGAGTATTCATCAGAAAATATAGCATTTAAGATACTTCGTAGAGAGGGGGAGCTTGACAAACTTAGCGATATGAAGTATGATGCTTATGATAAAATTTTATCGATAGGAGAATAAATGAAACTTTCAGAGATCGACACAAATATGAGAATTCCGCCCCTGGCGGGCAGATACATCTTCCACGAGCCGACGCAGAAAATTGTGTTATGTGGCAAGGTAGACAGAGAAAAGAATGAGGTAGTTTATATGCTTGGGTCTAGTGTTCGTAAAGACTCAATTGAAAACTTCAGACTCATTAAGCTGTCAGAAAAGGAAAAGCGCGACCGGATTGCCAATCGGGGCTGCCGAAGTTGCGGAAAATGAGCCAAGGCAGCTATTTTGTAATTAAAGATAGCCTCTTTGATAAGACTGAAAAGGCTGCTGCTGAATTTGGCGGCAACATGATAATGATGCATGCCATCCAAGAATGTATTTTGTTTCTGGAAAAAGCACAGAAAGAATACGACAATGCGGTAACGACTGAGGATGCAAAATTAGCCAATCAGAAAAAAATAGAAATACAGAGCTATCAGTCTTCTTTAATGTTAACGGCTCATGTTTTGGCATCTGACGAGGATACTGCCACATGACAAAGATATATATATACTGTCTTTTTGATACGATGGATAGCTTTATCGGAGTGTACTCCTCTCTTAAAACAGTGCATCGCGATGCGCTTAAACTGTCAAATCGCGGCTCTACGGGTGTATATTTATTTTATGATGATAAGCGCGTGGCACCGACATTGACGGCACTTAGAAATGTCTTTAAGGGTCAGTGCGATTATTATGTCAGCTATAAGAGCAGCGGAGCATCTATCAAAATTTATAAGACCAAGCTAAAGGATTGATAATGTCTACTTACATCGTTTATGGAATATCAGATTGCCCCGCGTGTCTTCGCGCATGCGCCGATCTCATGGAGGCTGACAATGAATATGTGTTTGTCGAAATGGATTTTTCAAAATCATACCGAGAATATATAAAAGATCGCCATCGATGGCCCACGCTTCCGATTATCATACGTCAAAGTTACAATACTACCGTAAGAATTGGCGGCTACGATCAGTTAAAAGAATATATGAAGAACCCTGGCTCACTAACGTGATAGTTACTATGTGGACTATAAAGTGGGACAACTTATCAGATGGATTGAGGACTGGAACACCTACATGGCTTCCGACACTGGTGAGGTGCGGGGTTTAGAACCAAACTATCGCCACGCAATCATCACAAGCGTGGCATACGACAACAGCAGTGTAGTGGCTTATTGCTTTGACTGCAAAATGTTGGACTGGGTTGTCCTCAGTCCTTCAATGGATAACTTTCAAATAATCAGCGAGGATTAAAAAAATGGCAAACTTATTTTGGAACGATGAAAAGGCGTCGAGAGACGATGCCCGCAAAGGCTTAATGGAATACATAGCAGACATTTGGGAAGATAGATTCACAGTCAACTTTCACTCTGATGACGGCGGGCACATGATCCAGGCTGTGTTAGAGTTTGATGATACAGATGAGATTATGGACACCGCGCTACGCAATAAGTTTCCAGCCAAGTTTATGGGCTGGCGCATGGTCGTGCTTAAAGTTCCTCGCGGCCACATCGATGTGTTTTTCAAAGACAAAAAATAGTTGACTTCAATTTAATTCAGTGCTATAGTAATACTTTAGGAGGACAAATGCCAGTGCAAGTTGGTGATCTTGTCGGTTTCTATCGCCGCAAGACCCCAGGAATGGGGATCATATTACAAAAGGTAGATAACATTTTAGAACACGCAGGAGTTGATGAGAGTGTTGCATTTCAGATTGCAGAGAACGCGCAAGGCAGAACATATTGGGAAAAGAAAAGTGCAATCCAGGATCTATGTGACGGTCAGCAGGTGCACTCAACATCGCTAAAGTTGTTTTTTCAGTACAACGAAAAATGGTGTCGCAAGCCAAAAACTAGTTTTGTTAAAATCAAATGGTTTAAGCAGCCAGGGGCATACGAGGGCAGAATGACAGAGAAGGAAGGCTGGTATCCTGCGGATTGGGTGAGGAGCAAGTAGTTACTATGTGGCAATCAATCCAAAATACCAAATAGGAGATTTAGTTAAGGCGTGCTATACGTTTTATGATTACTATCATCCAGAAGAAGATGATGATTTATTTTACCCGTGGAGCGGCATTGTTGTTGATATGTATTGGGATGAAGATTATTTCGGCGATGATGCGATATATGATGTGCTTTGTACGGACGGAACACAGCGTCTCTTCGCTGAGTGGGAACTGCATTTGATTCAGCGATGAGATTTAGAAACAAAAAATGCTTGACAATCTCGACCAGAGTTGATATTATAAGAGAGTAGCAAGGGAGAGTGGTGGAATGGTAGACACAGGAGACTTAAAATCTCCTGCTCTGATGAGCGTGCGGGTTCGACTCCCGCCTCTCCTACCAACAACAGAGCATCGAGAGCATTACGAGAAGCCAGTAATGATAGAAGAGTTGACTAAGTTGAACGATTTGGAAGTATTTGTCTATACTTACAAGGGAGAACTAATCAACATCAAGTCCCGATGGAGATAGAAAATGACAAATAGAACAGACATGTGGGAGAATCAGGTGGAGCTACTGACACGACAGTGCCAGAGAATGACACGCAAGATTGATGAGTTAGAAAGTAGATTGCATTATTTTGAAGGAGTTGTCGCCACTTTGTTGGTGGCGCTTAAAGAGGGCGGCGTTATAGTTGCCGAAGACGAGAGTACAGAAGACAAAACATACGAGTTTTAATAAAATGGGTCCATAGCTCAACTGGTAGAGCATCGGACTTTTAATCCGCAGGTTCCGGGTTCGAGTCCCGGTGGACCCACCATTTTATATAAGGGCTTTTAGCTCAGTTGGTCAGAGCACCCGGCTCATAACCGGATTGTCGTAGGTTCAAGTCCTACAAGGCCCACCATCAACAAAGGAGAAAATATGCTGCCATACACAGCAATATATCAAAACAGCGAAGGCGAGATCACACACCAAAAGTTGCAAGCCTCTAACGATAAGCGACAGGCTTGGTCACAGTTGTGTGATCGCAGGCATAATGACGGAGAATGTTTGATTTTACTTGTGCCTGGGGATCATCCTGTGGTACAATATGAAGACACATTGGAAAACAAGCAGATTGATTTGTTTGATAATCTTAGCCCTGATAGCTCAGTTGGATAGAGCATCGGTCTTCTAAACCGAGGGTCGTAGGTTCAAATCCTACTCAGGGTGCCATTTTTTAAGGACATACGAGTGAACGATTTTTATTTTTCAAAAGCTGCTATCCCACGTCAGGCACGTCAAGCGCCTGACTTGCGCGAAAGCCTGCGTGCATATGTAACCGAGCGCCTACTTAAAGTCGCCGATGTTTGCTTGATGCACGACGAAGACCCATTTAGAAAAGAGTTTGGACATATTCATCGTCGCTACGCGAACATGTTGCTGATGGTCACAGAAGCGATTCAAGATGTGGATTATTTGGCCAAATCAATCATCACTTGGATACAGGAAGATTTTGTCTCGGCAACCAGTGGTGCTCAAAAAGATGCTGCTGGTCTGTGTGGCGCCGAGCTGATAAAGATTTTAGACATTCATAAGGAGAATAAAAATGGAAGCACATGAAATACCAGTAGATTGTTTTTCAATACGCTATACTGCCACTGGAAGCACGGAGGAGTTGACATCTGTGTGGGAGTTCTATCGAGAGCAGTACCCGACGATTCAATATGGAACCCGTGTCGAACAGCGCAGTGAGAATACAATCATTATACACAGGTTCAAAACAATAAAGGATTGCAAAAATGCTTGCTTACACGAAGTATCCGACGCCCCACTTGAGAAGGGTAAAGACCACACCATTTTTCAGACTACTTAAAGGGGGGTAAAAATGTTTGATATGAAGATGAACAAGAAAGTTATCTGTAAGGACGGATTTACAATGTCTGTGCAAGCAGGAGAGACACAATACTGCCACCCTCGTGAAACAGGCGCAGACAGATATACCGAGGTTGAGATTGGGTTTCCTAACGAGCAAGAGGATTTGCTTCTGGAGTTTGCGGAAGATAGTGATCGACCGACTGAAACAGTTTACCCATACGTCCCCGCACCACTTGTCACGCTCGTGATTGCAAAGCATGGTGGAATGGTATCAGGCGAGCTACCCGCAGGCATCCCATACTTGAGGGCAGACCTATGAGCGATGTAGCTACGCTGGCGTTTGCAATCGGTTTGTTTCTGATGTTCGGATTTGCCGTTAATCATTTTTCAGAATCAGTTTACTGGTGGATTGCAGATCGCAGAGCACAAAAAGAAGACGAGAAAATGTTAAAAGAACAAGAAAATCAGGAAGAAAATGAGCCCGACAACGTAGTTAGTTTAGATGAGGTAAGAAACAAAGTTACCTATTATATTGACTACGGTGATGACACTATACATTGAGCTTTTAGCAGAACCATTTACCATCTTAACCCTGACGATTATTACATTCTACGGGTTCGGATGGGTTTTAGAAAAGTGTGCAGATTTACTTGGGATTGAAGAAGATGATGATTGGTGAGTTGATGATGATGATGGTGGGCATTTTGTTGGCTTCAACGTTGGTTTCATTTGGTTTGATTATTGGAACAGAAATGGTATTAAGAAGTATCAATGGAGATTTGGATTGAATGAAGCGCGGCGATTTGGTGGTTGCACATTACGACGAGCAAAGAGGGATTGAATGTATTGGTTTGGTTTTGGAAGTCAGAAAAGCAGAAGTAAGAAAGTACAGCAACACGAAGAGAGAGAAAGACGCAAAAATAATGTGGTCGTCTCCGTCCTCACCGACTGGATGGTGGCGAGAGGACCAGTTAAGGTTAATAAGTGAAAGTCGGTGACGTTGTGCGCTGGTCGCTGCCGGATTATTTCGGAAGCATAGCCACGACACAGATGGGTGTTATAGTTAAAATGCATATCGTCAACGGCGCAGATGTGGCGTGGTTCGGTGATGATATGCGCGTCACCTGGGTGCCGCTGCTTGAGCTTGAGGTAATAAGTGAAAGTCGGTGATATAGTAAAGTGGTGCATCACTAATAATGATGAGCAACCACTTATTGAGTTTGAATACGGAACGGTTATTAGGCTGCGTACTGGCGACTTTGTTCGGGAATCCGATCCGATGGATATGGCTCTCGTATTATTCACAGATGGCACCCAGGACTGGATCAGGGTGAGAAATCTTCAGGTTATTTCTGAAGCGTGACATTTGATGACAAACTTTCTATTGACTTCCTCTTCCGCGTGTGAGATAATACAGGGGTAATCAAGACACGGAGTTCATTTTGATTAAGACCTGTAAGCATTGTAACGTAGACTTTGACACGCGCTCAAGCGCAAAGCGAGCCGCAGGCGGTAGGATTAACGAGTGCCCGTCGTGCGTGGAGGAGCTTGGCACCGAGACTACGGTAAAGTATCTGGGGCTCTCGTCTGGTGACGGCAAAGCCGCTGCCATTTCTATTGTTGCTTTTGAAAGCGATGAGGATCGCAGCGCATATGCGTCTGCGTGGAAAGCGAACACCGGACACAACGGTGGCTATGGTGGTCATTTGTCAAGTTCTAACCCGTCTATCGGTGGACGCCCTATGCGGCACGTCGGCTATAATGCAGGCAACAGCAACCACAAAGGCAAGCTGTGACATTTAGTGACTTGCGTTTCTCGCGCACCTGTTGTATAATATAAAGGTAATCAAGGAGGGCTCTATGGGCTATCGTTCGGAAGTAGTTTTGGTTGTTGGTAAAGAGGTTATGCCTCAGTTTATGGTCACGATGGCGAAGTCGCCAGAGGCCCGCGCCATGTGCTTCGCAGAGGCA